GTTTCGTGGTTGCTGTATGCAAACTTACCCTCATAGCAAACCAAACCTGCCGCCACACTACCATTAATGTAGGTGTATCGCCCATCGTGGGCGGTCTTCTCGTACACATCAGGTAGAAACGTGTCGATTGCATCCTCTATTGAGTATGCACGGCAAAAAGCACCAATTAAGCCGGGCTTTTCGGTCGGATCACCTACCTTTTTCATTTCGTGTACGATGATGTCACCCTCCCGGCTCGATACTGGCCAAAGTGCCACATCTTTATAGTCGTGGTACTGCTTTAGGAACTCATCAACGTTGCACGCCTTGCCGTCTTGGTACTCAAACACATATTCGCCGTCTCTGCTTGTAGATGGATAATAAAACAATCTCGCTAACTGATAGGTGGTATCGTCGAACACCTCAATATTCAGTTTGCTTGCTATCATCCTGCAAAGCGGCTCATACTCATCTGGGCGTACCTGACGGCTCAATGGGAACACCAAACGAAAGCGTGGGTTTCCGGGTGTGTGTTTGTGCGTGCTGTAAAGCATCGCTGCAAAGTCAAAGTTTAGTGTGAACTCATCCCAAAGGTCGGGCGTACCGTAGTCAATATCAAGCGTGGCAATACTTCGCCACATCACGTTAGCGGTCTTTCGTGTTCCTCCAGATAGGTAGCCACCGACAAAACCGCCCACGTCCTTGATACTGCTTTGTTCCTCCCTGCTCATCTTGGCGTACTCGCTTACGCTTTCCGTGGTTCGTTTTGTTTCGCTGCATCGTTCTACCAACTTCGCCCATGTGGTTGCTTTGTTCTTCCACTTCTTAGCCATACGGCTATGGGCTGTTGCTATGTCGATTGGGAAATCATTGTTTAACTTTATCTGTGCCATACGTCAATCTTTCTAAAGATTCATACGATAACTTATCTAAGATACCCTTAAAGTACTTAGCATCTTCCTCGTTGCTTGCCTTGATAGTAACCGGGCGCACACCGATTTTGCCTATTGGTGGGTGTACCACTAATATGAAAGGTCGTGGCTCATCGTCCAACTGCTCGAAAAGGTATTTTAGGTTGCTTGCCCTAATAACCTTAAACCTTATGTATTTGAAATCTTCTGCCATATTGTTTTACTTTTTAAGATGATCGGGTAAAAACGAAAGTATATGCTTTATAACCTCTACCGTCCAACCATTGCCCAACATACGGTACTGTTGTGTTTCTGATACTTCCCATTTATACCACTCTGGTATAGTTTGCAGTCGGGCGCACTCTGTCGGCGTTAATCGCCTGACTTGCAGCCCCCCCCCACTAAGGCGTTAATCGTCTGCCCTCCGTGTCCATTCATCAAAGCCGGGCTTTTGCCATCAGCTGCATAAACTCGGTTTTGTTGGTATGGCTGCGTGCCTCCACTTTCACGGCTCGGGTTTATCTGCTTGATTCCGTCTTTTGGCTTGCTCACTAATAAATTATTTTGTTGCCACGAATTAGCGGATAACGTAGGCGACTTTTCGGTATTGATAGCACCTTTGTTTTTGCCACGTGGTCGTTGCATTATCAAATTATCTTTTGCCACTGTCGTTAAACAATTGGTCTTACCGGGGCTCGGGCTTTCCTCAAAGTGTTGTGGCTCGCCTCGGTATGATCTGCCCCTTTGGGCTACACAAATTAAGTCTTTCACACTACGCCCCCCCACTGTCAATGTACACATTTTGTCTGTTTCCTTATGGAAAATAGCCTTAAAGCCGTTGCCGTGTTCCTCCTGACGTTTGTTATATGCTAATAACTTTTCTACATATTCAGGACTAAGGAAATATTTTTCATCGACTTCATCCTGCAAGATGTCTTTTATAAATATGCGTCGATCTGTCGGCTGTGGTATTGCGCTTTGAGGTAAACCGAATAAATCACACTGCGCCAATTTGATGTTAGTCCAATAGATACGTTTTCTAACTTGTGCCGATACCAAAGCACTATTTATATGAACGCCTACGATACCCAAAGCCTCATTAATAACCGCCTCCCATCGCTTGCCCATTTCAACATTTTCAAGCATAAATAAGATGTTTGGGTTTGCCTCTCGTAGCTCGTTAAGTATTCTGACGTACTCCCAAAATAAGTAACTTTGCCCCTCAAACTCAAAGCCCTGTTGTTTTAATTCCAGATACCTTGTTAAGGTCTCGATTTGTTCTTTGCTTTTGGTACTCATTCCTGCACGTTTTCCGGCAAAACTAAAACACTGGCATGGGCTGCCACCTATCAGCAAATCAATTTTGCCCAAACTCTTAGCGTCCACTTGTCTAACATCGCCTAACTGCACGGTGTCGGGAAAATTCGCCATCGTGTTTTGGATTGCAAACTTATCTATTTCGCTTGCGTAGTATTTATCAATCGTTACGCCCAATTCCTTTAACGCAATTTGTCCGCAACTCATGCCGTCGAATAAAGAAAGAATAACCATATTATAAGTGCCAAATCTTAAAATACCGCCAATCTATGCAACCGGGGCACTGCTCGCAAACCTCACACTCTGATAGCTTACAAACTCCATAACCCGGTTTGTCTTCATCAGGATAGTATGATAGGCACGTTTTGCAGTACATCTTTTTCATAACTGGCGGTATTGGTGAATAATGGCACGGTTTTCGCCGTGCTAAAGATTAAAAACTAAAATATTAAGGGCTAAAAAATAAATGCTGACACTGCCCTAACTCTGCCCGTGTCGCTGGCCTTAGTGTTCCAACTGCCCGTACCACCGTCGCTGAGGTACAGATACCATGCGCCGGTAGCACTGGGCACGGTAGAAGTCCAATACCAACGGTCTTGCAGTTTACCGCCCTTGGCAAACTCCAAAGCTGCATTGATAGCCTTTTTGTTGATAAAGATACGGTACAACTCGCCTAAAGATGGTATGTACCAATCATCGGCTAACTTTATCTGTGGATTCAGAATACTACGTAAATGGTTGGTGTTTCTTGCTCCGTCCATGTCTGCTACTGCATCGTCGTCGTTGTCTGTATAGTAGGCTTGGTCGTTTTCTTCGTCGCCATTTGCCTTTGTTGTTAGTGTGATACCATCGCCGTTAGCCTCATCGTGCAAAGCTATCTTAATGCCAAAGCTACCCATCTTCAAACCGATAGCCTCTACCTCGCTATCCATGTTGTCGTCTTTGGTGTACTCCAGTTCAAACAAAGTTGCTTTGCCGTCGGCGTGTATCAAATAGATTCCGTCCTCTATGCCGGATTTTGGTAACTGCTCCTGTACTGGCTTTTCGTCCTTACCCATCACAAAGGTATTGGCTTTCTCCGCATCTTCCACGTTGCCACACCATTGTAATAACTCGTATCTGAATTGCTGCACGTCTGATAGTGCCTTACTTGTCTGTATCTCCATTTTTGTATATGCTTTAATTGTTTAACTAATCTTCTTTATACCACGCCCACGCTGCAAATTTCGCCTCTGCTACTACTTCATCAGTAATAAACGGCTCGATTTGACTTGCATACGCCCACATGATAGGTAATTGTGCTTCCTGGGTTTCGGCTTTTCCCCAATCACATTCAGCCGGAACGACGTTACTATGGTGAAATGTCATTAATCGGCAAAGCGGATATTTTCGTTTGCCAACCTTGAAAAGTAGATATATTGGCACATTCTTTTTAGGGGCCTCGGTCGCCTTGTGCCATTCTACTTTAATGTCTATTGTCTTGCTTTTTGCCATATTGCTTTATTGTTTAATCTTTTAGATAATATGGGGTGGTGTACCCTGCACCTTTGAGCGGCAAATCTTTGCACCACGGTATAGGCTCGCTAAACAAAGCCTCAACCATCGGTAACGTCTGGTCTTTCGTAGCCTCGACGATGATCTCATCGTGTATATGGAAAACTACGTTTAACCCTCGCTGCTCGGCTCTAAGTATCACACAACCTAATATGTCCCGTGCCGTAGCCTGTACGATGTTCTCGGTTAGCTTACCGCCGTAGGTTCTCAACTTTCCCCACTTCTTCGTTTTTTGGTTCAAACCCTCATACTCGATAATTTCGTGGTCGCCTCGCCAACCGTCGTTTGTCTCGATTCCAACCTCCGTGCGTGGGTAACAAATAGTCCTGCCACTTGGTAGGGTAATTAGTAACATACCCCAACGATAACCGATTACGATACCTTGTTGTATTGTTATGCTTCGCCCTGTCTTAATGGCTGTGATAGCTGCCTTTTCAACGGTACGCCATAACTTAACGATATGTGGGTTATTGTCTCGCCACTTGTTTACGATGTCTTTTTCCTCGGATTCTGTTAACCCCAACTTCTTACCGCCCATCGCTTCCAATGCCGATACACCGCCATTGTAGCCCAAACCCAAAACGGCTACTTTGCCTTTTGGTCTTAAATCTCCGTTGGGGCCGTGCTTTTGCACTGGCACACCAAACATTTTGCTTGCAGTCTCACAATAGATGTCGTGCCCGGCTCTGAAAGCGTCCAATACCCATGTTTCCCCGGCTATCCATGCTATCACACGTGCCTCGATCGCTGAAAAGTCGCATACGTGGAACGTGCAACCGGGCTTGGCTATGAAAGCGGTACGTATCAACTCGCTAAGTACTTGGGTAACGTTTCCGTAGTTCATTTCAAACTCTTCCAAATCACCCTGCTTTACCAAATAGCGTGCATCATCCAGACTTTCCAAATGGTTTTGTGGTAGGTTTTGCAACTGCACCAAACGCCCTGCCCATCTGCCTGTACGTGCTGCACCGCAAAACTGCAACAAACCATGTACTCGGCTATCCTTGCAGACACATTTTTGCATAGTTGTGTACTTCTTGTTAGAAGTCTTACCCATTTCCCTACGCAAAGCCAAAACTTTCTGCACCTTGGGCCAATACTTAAACTGCACCTCGTAGTCGTCCAAATTCTTTTTGTTGAGGCTATCAATAGTAAACCCGGTGTTCTCGGATATGTATTGCTTAATCTGTCCGGGGCTGTTCGGGTTACTCATGCCTGTAAGTTTTCGGGCTTCTGCAAATAGCTCATCTTTGTATAGCTCATCAAATCGGGCGGCATTGTTTACCAATACTTGGTCTATCATTACGCCACGGTCGTTAATGTGTTGGTCGGCTGTGTACAAATCTTCGTCAAACTCTGGTGCTTCCAATCTCCTGACTTTTTTTAAGATGGCTTGCTCTACGTCCACGTCTCGGATATTGTAGGCTTTGAACGTTGCCCATTTGTCGGGCGCATCGCTCGGCTTGTGACGGATCATCTTTGTTATGCCCTGTTTGGTTTGCTTGTTTGGAACACTAAAGTATCTTATCAGGGCTTTACCCTCTGTCATCTTTCTGTCTTCCAGTTTAAGCACCTCGCCACATTGAGCCAACGAAAGCGGCAAACCCATTCTGGCGGCTCTTACCATCGTACACCGCCATTGTCTCGGGTCTAATCGCCCTTTGATGCCTAAATATACACCGATGCAAATACGCTCAAAAGCTGCATTGAAAGCGGTCTTTATTACCTCGGGGTCGGTTAGTGCTGCTTTGATGTCCGGCGGCAAAGTTTCGCCGCTTGCAAAGTCCACACATTTAGCCGGACCACCATCCACACTGTACCCAAAAAGCAATATGGTAAAGTCTTCGGCTTCCACGTACTTGTAAACGCCACACTCGGTTAGGTCGTTGCTACTATATGTTTCGATGTCTATGCCTAATTCTTTCATACGCTCTGTTGTTTGATTACCCCGGCGGCTTCCTCTTTCCACCGACGGGGCTACTACATTAACATTTTATCATAGAGAAAAAAGCACTTTACAAATCGTCGTCGTCCTCGTCGTCGATGCCGTCCAAATCGCCAAAGTCGCTTTCGGCTGATACTCTGCCGCCCAAATGGTCGTCGTCCTTGAACTTCATAATGTTGTTGAGGCCACACGCTACGCCCTTGTTACCGCTTACGTCGTAGCCATAGAAAGTTACCGACACAATCGCCCAAACGCCGCTGTAAACTTCTTCCTCGTCCATGATAGGCACTTTCTTGCGATCT